GGGGATTAAATGATAGATATCTATCTAAAGGTTTAGGAGTGCCATCACTTATTAAAGAGATTGAAAGGGACTCTTTAAAGCAACTCACTGATCAAGCTAGGTCAAATTTAGATACAAAAATTAGATTTGGTAATCTTGATGAAACTTATATTAATAGTATCTCAGATCCTACTACTCGTAAATTAGCTATTGAAGCAAAACAAGTACAAGATGAGCAAAAGTATGGTCCTGCAGCTTTAGGTATTAAAAAAGGGTTTCGTGCTACGGCAAGAAAACTAACTAAAATTAATCCTAATGAAGGAAATGATAGTCCTCAAACTTTTCTTGTACGAGCTAGACTAGAAATAGAATATGCTAAAGCACTAGAAGATACACAAGATCCAGTTGCTGCTAATGCTAAAATTAATGTGATGGTTGATGAGGCTAGAGATGGAAATAAAAAGAGTCCATTTTATTCTGAAACTGGTGCAAACAATAGGCTAGTATTTACTAACATTGAAAAAGTTAACGAAGAGCTAGCTGAAAGAAATCTGATGATTGATAAAAGAATGAAAACTTTTGGTGCAGAAGTTGCATCACAAGCTTTTCTTTTAGCAAACGATACAGAAATGGATGCAACAATTTTATCAGCTCAATCTAGTGGTAAAGTAATATACTCAAAGGGTATCTTACGAGTAGCAGATAAATTCGGACTTAAACCAAGTGAAGTATTTAATCAACAGCAACAAGCACGTAACTTAGCAACCGGTGTAAATCATCCGTTACTTACACCTTCTCTTGGCACTGAATTTTTTGACAAGCAAAACCCTGTAACTAGAAAGTTACTTCAATCTAGTAATGCTTCACAAATTAATCGTGGTTTAAATATTGGTCTAAATAATGTACAAAACAGCATCCGTGGTAGTATGCAACTTGCTTACACATCAGGGAACATTGGACCAACTTCTACTGGACCGCATTTAGATGTAAAACGAGTAGATGGGGGACGTTTTGAACCTAATGCTCTTGATGACTATGTTGTTGTAAATGATCCAGAATTTGGAAAAGTTACACTTGGAGAGATTCGTAACCGAACAGGTAATGTAGGGGATAATTGGGATCAACATGCTGCACGCGGTAGTCACGGTATTGATTATGGTCTCCATTCAGGAACTGAAATTTATACTACTAATGGGGCAAATGTTATTTCAAATACGCCAACACAACATGGTGACTATGTAGTCATTGAACTTCCTAACGGAGACCAGTATTCTTTTCTTCACGGAAAAGGTTAATATAAATGTTTAATAGAAACACACAATGAATGATCCTTCAGAATACGCAAATGTAGGTGAGGATTTTGTGATGGATGAAGAAGAAAGCCAACGTAAACTTACTAATGAACAAATCGAAGAGATTGATCAAAGGTTAAAAATTGCTCAAGAGCAAAACGAGGCTATTCAACAAGAATCCATTGAACCTGCTACGGCAGGACAACCACAACTACAACAACCAGAACCTCAACCTACGGGTGAGGATACAAAAGAAGAAGGTTTTTTACAAGGTCTTAGCTACTTCGGCCAACCCCTTGAAGAAACTAATACACAAGTCAAAGAACGATTAAGTGCACCAGGTCAAGGTCTTCTTGATTTTGGTGCTCAAGCTATTAATAAAGTAGCTAGCGTTTTTATGCGGGGTTTGGATATTCCTCAAATTCCTACAGCTACTAAATATGAAGATGAAATAGCATCAGCTACTCGAACAATTTCTTCTGTTGTCGCGCCAACCATCTTACTACAAGGTGCTGGTATGGCAGCAGGACAGGCTGCACAAGCTAGAGTTGGCTCTAAGCTAGGTGAGACAGCCTTCATGAAGTTTGTAGGTGCTAGAGGCGTAGAGGCAGGAGCTAGTGTTGCTGTTGGTTCTATTAGCTCTGAATACGAAGAAGGTGATAACCTTTTAGGTCAAGTTAAGAAAGCACTACCATCTCAATGGGATTATATTCCTGATAATTGGGCAACACTTGATACTGATAGTCCTGATATCAAGCGTCAAAAAAGTATTAACGAAGATCTAGCATTAGGTTTTATTATACCTGTTGTGGGTTTTGCTGGTAAACTTGGTGCTTCTTTAGATGAAGTTGGTAAATTATTTAAGACACCACCTAAAATGGTTGGTGAATCAGATCAAGCAATTAAGTATCTTGCAGATAATGCACCTACTCCAAAGAGTGATGATCTTGTTGAAGAGTTATCTAATTATGCTGCCAAACAAGAAGCTGATTTAGATGAGCTTGGTTACTATAATATGCAAGGTAATCCTAATGCTGATATACCTATGAAGGGTATACATGATTTGTACGACTTCAGAGAGACAGGTATGCGGTCAGTAGATGACTTTGGTATTGTTGGTGCTAGTGTAGATGCAGCACGTATTGCTGGTAACAAAGGTACAGTATATGGTCGTTTAGGTAATTTCATTAGTGAACCTGCTCTTAAGTATGGTCTTAAAACACCTGGTGGTGTAGAAGAGATTACTATTGGTCTTACTAAACAACTTAAAGATGCAGATCGTTATAGGATGGATGCAGATGACTGGTCAGTTAGTTTTGAAGAAATTATAGCACAAGGTGATAATCTTGTTGTAGAACTATTTGATCCTTCTGCTAATGTAGATGACATTAAACGTTTACTTGGTTCATCAATTAAAACTAATGAGTTTGGTGTTGAAGTATTAACTGAAGAAGGTTATAGCTCAGCACTACGATCTATTAGTAATATGGTTGGTGAGTACAGTGGTATGGATGTAGCTAGGGCACAAGCTTATACTGCTACATCAATGGCTGGACAGATTGCTGACTTGTCTGAAGGGGCACGTATTAATAGAGGTTCTATTTCTGTTGATACTGCTAAAGAAAAGATTCGTGATAATCTTGCTTTCTTACAACAACTTGTAGGTTCTACTAAATACTATGCAACTCAAAAACGTGGGTTGTTAGCTCTTGGTGAGCGTATCAAAAACTTTGGTAAATCACCTGAACAGATTGCACAATCAATTCGTGAGTCTTATCCTCAAGCTTTGAGAAGTATTCAATCAGATAGCGATAAATTTACTGAAAGTTGGGAGTGGTTACAAGAAAATAGACCTGATATTCTAGATTCATTTCTAGAGCTATATGAACTTAGTGATGGTAAAATTAATACTATCACTAAAATGAATGAAGACATTCTAAATAGTTTTGTTAGGTGGCGGCCAATCCTTGATGGTAATCCAGATGCACCTAATATTCTTGCACAAGCTGTGAGATCTAACTATTATAACTCACTGTTGTCTTCTGGTGCTACAGCAGCTAAGGCATTGTATGGTAACCTAAGTGGTCTTATTGCAGAACCTGTTGCTTATTTTGCAGGGTCTATGCTGCGTGGTGACCTTAAAGCTGTTCAACGTGGCTATATGGCTTATAATTCTATCTTTGATACACAAAAGAAAGCATTACCATATGCTGGTAAGATGTTTATGAAAGCATCTCAGAATCCTAATTCTGTAAAAGGTCAAACACGTCTTGATCTTGTTATTAAACAAGAAGAAAAACTAGAACAGTATCGTTATATTGCTAAACAAGAAGCAGATCGTGGTAACCATGGTTTTAAATTCTTAGTTGATCTATATGAACAACAACAAGCTATGGCAGCTGATCCTGTATTTAGGTTAGTACCTAATTTATTTACAGGTTTTGATGGTTGGACTGGTGCTACATTAGCTAATGCACAAGCACGTTTCCGCGCTATGGATGAGCTTGATCGTTTAGGAGAAGCTGTAACACCAGCTAGAATTAAAGAATTAGCTGATGTTGAATATAACAGTATGTTTGATAACAACGGTATTGTTATAGATCAGGCTGTTAAATATAACAATGCAGACATTGCTCTTAACTTAGATACAGGATTAAATAAATCATTAGATGGTTTATTAAAGTATGTACCTGGTCTTACACCATTCCTAACTTTTCCTACAACCATGGCTAACATGGTTAGAGTAGCTGATGATTATTTACCTGCTCCACTACGTTCATTTCAACGTGATGTAAATGATTTAGCATACACGTCTGTACAAACCTTTATGGAAAACCCAGAATTAATAGAAAATATTCTAGCTAAACGTGGGCATAAAATTAGTCAGATGGATGAAACTGCTAAGTTAAATACTCTTATTGATTTAAAAAATAAAACTCTTGGAAGAAAAGCTATTGGTACATTTGTTACTTCAACAGCGATTGGAGCTATTTTGAAAGATAAGATTTTTGGAGATGGTTTATTGTCAGTAACAGGTGATGGCTCTTATGATCGTCAACTTAACCGTGCTCGTCAAAAAAATAGTGCTTTTAAAGAACGTTCATTTGTTGCATCAGATGGTACAAGAGTTGAGTATAATGAATTACTTGGTCCTGGTTTAAGTAACTGGGTTGCAATGGTAGCTAACGTTGCTGATAACTTTGACATGCTTGGTGAATCTTTCACTGAAAATATGTTTGAAAAAGCAAGTTTTGTTTTAGCAGCTTCTTTAACTGATCAAGCTGGTATCTCTGCTTTGCGCCCTCTTGTGGAAGTTTTAAGTGGTAATGAATTTGCAGCTACTCGTTTTGTAGCCGGTCAAATTAACTCACTTGGACCTTTAGCAGGAGCACGAAATGAATTTGGACGTATTATTGATGGTGGTTTAAAGGAAATGAATAATAATATTATTGAACATATTAGTAATCGTAACCAATTAACTGGTACAATTGATTCTACTAATAGATTACCTACTGTAATTAGTCCTATTAGTGGTGAGGCACCAAACAAGTATAATATGTTCCAACGTATTTATAATACTTATTCACCACTTAAAATTCATCCGGCAATGACTGATGAAGAAAAGTTTTTATATAACATTGAATATGATGTTTCATCTGCATTTAGAACACGTAATGGTGTTAAATTAGAAGCAGATGAAAGAGCTGAACTTAATGCTATTATGGGAACAGAAGGTCAATTTAGACAATCAATTAAAAATATTATGCGTACAGCTGAGGCTCGTAACACTATTAAAGAGTTACAAGATGCTCGTAGATCTGGAATTGATTCTTTTACAACTCCTATTGGTAAGTATGATCAGATCCATATGATGCTAGCTGAAGCTCAAAAACAAGCAGAAGAAAATGCATTTTATTTATTAGAAGCATCAAAACGTAAAGGCATTGAAGAACGTATTATGCTTCAAAAATTAAATAATCAAAATGCCGAACTAGGAATTATCCCAAGGAAATAGTAACTAATGGCAATTACACAAACTACATATACAGGGAATGGTTCTACAACGAACTATTCATTTACATTTGAATATTTGAAACAAGCTGATGTTAAGGTAACACTTGACACAGTTGCTACAACTGCATTTACATTTGCT